AAATCAGCCGGCAGGCGGAGAAGGTGCGCGAGCTGCTGTATCAGCTGCAGGAAGAAGGGTACGAGTTCCCCGGGCGGATGCGGGATCATGTGGCGGCGGCCTGCAATGCCAGCGCCGCCAAGCTGGCCCGGCTGAAGATCATTCGGGAGAGACTCATCAAGCCGCTGGCGCAGGCATGGAAGGACGGGATCCTTTCGGAGTCCGCTGCCTACGCGGTGGCGCGGATGCCAGACTCGCTGCAGGAGGTGCTGGCCCGGAGGAAAAAGCCGGCCGTCCATACAAGCGTGGCGGAAAGCATGCTGGCCATGGCGGGATATTACAAGCAACCGGTCAAAAGGTGCAAAGGCAACCTGCCATGCACCAACGGCGCGCGATTTGCGGCCCACGATTTTGCCCAGTACGGCACCTGGAGCCTGTGTCTTGGACGAAAGTGCTGCATGGACTGCGGCGATGCCCGCAGCTGCGCGCAGGCCTGCGGCCACGCAAAGCAGAAATATGGCAAGCTCCGGGCCGAGGAAAAGGCCGAAGAAGCCAATCGGGAGGATCGGCGCAGGATCCAGAGCGAAAAGCTGGTGCTGGAGACCCGGGCGCTCTGGGCGCGGATCGTGCCGGTGGCGGAGAAAAAGGGCATCGAGGTCAAGACGGTCCTGAACACCTTCGGCGAAGCATACGCGAGCCCCAAAACGGTGGAAGCGATCCTGACCGGAACCTTTGGTGGGATGATGTATAGCAAGCAGTACGGACTGGGTGTGGTAGACCGCGTGGCCGAGGTGTGCCGGCTGCTGGGGTGTTCCGCGGATCATCTCTGCGGCCTGCCGGAGACGGGCGGCGCGGCCCAGTGGCTGGACGCCGGGAGGGAGGATCTCCCGGACGGATGGTATCTGGTGGAGTATCGGGCGCAGAAGGCCGGGGCGGCGCTCTGGCGGCGGCGGGGGACGGAATGGTATAACTTTTATGATTCCAAGCTGAAATGTCCGTTTGCGCGGAAGGAATTCGAGGGCCGGGCCTGTTACCCGGTGCCGTGGGAGGAGAGACATGAGCATGGAGAGAGCAGGTGAGCTGGCGTGGCGCGTTGTGGATTTGTATTTTGGCGATCCGGGCTTTTCTGTCTGCTCGTGGGATCGAATGACTCCGGAGGAGCGGGCGGACGCAGATAAACATGGCCGCTGGACAGACGGCCGGTGCAGCCGGTGCCTGTACCATGACCCAGCGGCGCAGGCCTGCGGCTTCTATCGATGCACCGGCCATCGGCGGCAAAAGCCGGAACGCTACGGCGGGCGCTGCCCGGAGTTTGCCGCAAGATCGAGACGAAAAAAGACGGTGTCCGATCTGGACACCGGGAAGGAGTGAGGCATTATGAATAGCTGTACCTTTCTTGGCCGGATGGTGCGGGATCCGGAGCTGCGGGCCACCAATGCCGCCGAGGCCGTTACCGGCTTCAGTCTGGCGGTGGAGCGGGGCTACACCTCCAAGGACGGCACCCGGCCGGTGGACTTTCTGGATTTCGTGGCCTACGGGACGCGGGCCATGTTTATCTGCAAGTATTTTGCCAAGGGGCAGCTGATGGCCGTCAACGCAAAGGCCTATCAGCGCAGCTGGACGGCAAGGGACGGCACCCAGCGCCGCAGCGTGGAGTTTGCGGTGCAGGAGGTTTATTTCGCCGGCGGCGGGCAGCGGCAGCAGCCTGCGGCAGAGGGCACGCCGGAAGGCTTTGCCGCGCTTCCGGACACGGCGGAGGAGCTGCCGTTCTGATTTTAAGATCACAGAGACGCGAGCCGATCGGGCCAGAGTCCAACACGAAAGAGGTGTTAGACTTTGTATCGGCAAAAGACGATCATCGCCGGGCCGCTGGTGGCGCAGGCAATTTACCCCATGGCCACCGGCAGCCGCGGCGCCGTTCGAAGCGGACGGAAGAAGCTCAGCTCCGATGCGCAGCGGCGCATGAATCTCAAGTATGCGTGGCAGAAGCTGGAGCTTTTGATCGCGGCAAACTTCAAGCGGGGCGACCTGTGGATCACGCTGACCTATGACGATGCGCATTTGCCGGCGTCCCGCAGGGAAGCCGCCGCGTGGGTGCAGGCGTTCTTCGACCGTCTGCGGAGGCTGCGCCGCAGAAAGGGCCGCGACCTGCGGTATCTCTACTGCACCGAGCACAAGCACGGCGACGGCCGGTGGCACCATCATGTGCTCATCGACCGGACGGGCAAAGACTTTGCGGATGTGCTGGCCGCGTGGGGGCAGGGCGCGGTGGACATCCGCACGGTGCGGATCACGAAAACCAAACACTTTGAATCCCTGGCCAGATATATGTGCAAGGAGGCCCGGGATAAGGTGGGCCATCGGCTGTGGTCCGGCTCGCGCAATCTCAGACGGCCGGAGATCTGCACCGAGACCGTGCCCGAGACGGCGGAGCTGCGGATCCCCAAGGGCGCACGCAAGCTGGACGATTCCGGCGATGTACGCACCATGTATGGGCATTACCGCTATGTGAAGTATCTGGCCCGAGGGTGGAGCGGAAGAATCAAGCAGTAGGAGAGAACGCTTTTTATTTTAATTTTTCTGCCTTGATGATTATATTAACTTTAGGATATGGGAGGGGATGCGCTTGCAATCTCAGGGGAAATATGGTAAAATGCTGGTAGTCAGAGACGGATGGCTGGAATGTCCGGTGTGTCGTGCGCGGCGGCTGCTGCGGATCACGCCGGAGCTGACCGCCAGAAATCTGCCGGTGTTCTGCCGGCGATGTAAAAACGAGATCAAAGTCGATATCGAGCAAGGCCAGAGCTTTCAAAGCCAGAGCCAATGATCCTTCCCGCAGAGGGGCGATCGTTGGTGCTGGCTTTTTTCTTTTGCCCGGAGGCAGGAATGGACTACAAGTGCGACCGATGGCAGCGGCTGCGGGAGAGGATCCTTCGGCGGGACAAGCGCTGCCGGGAGACTGCGCGATATTCGCCCATGCCGCCGCCGGCCACGGTGGTGCATCATGTGTATCCGGCGGAGGATTATCCGGGCTGGGCGTGGGAGCCGTGGAATCTCATCGGACTCAGCGAGCGGGCGCACAACGCCATGCATGATCGCCGGACCGGCAAGCTCACGGAGCGGGGCCTTGCGTGGCAGCGAAGGGTATCCCCCCCGTCTTCGGCTCCGCCGCCCTGGTGAGAAAGCACCGCGCTCCACCCCTCTTTCCGACGGCGGGAAAACGGCCGGAGGGGGTGATCGAAGGCGCGGAAGGCAGGACACATCGCCCGGGTGCGCAGGCGATAGCCGGATCCCCGGCGCAGGGGCGCACGCAGGCAGGACGCGGCCGCAAACGACGCGGGCGCAGGAGCCATCGGACGGGAGGTGATGACGGTGGCGCGGGAAGACAAGATCCGGGAGGCCATGCGGGCCGTCGGGACCTACAACGAGATCTTTGAGACCTCCATCCGCCAGCTGGGCAAGGCGGAACGGGAGCTGAGCCGGGCGGAAAAGGCGTGGAAGGCATCCGGCGGGAAGCTGGTGGCCGAGCTGGTCTCCAAGACCGGCCAGACCTATACCGCCAAGGACCCGCAGTGGGCCGTGGTGGAGCAGATGCGCAAGGATGTGACCGCCCTGCGCAATCAGCTGGGACTGACGCCCACCGGCCTGAACAAGGTGCGCAATGCTCAGCAGCAGAGTGCCGGCAGCGCGAGCCGCATGGACCAGCTGTTGGCTGCCGCCCATGACTATGCGCTGGACCACGCATCGGAGATCCAGGCGGATGTGGACGCCTATGTTTCCCGGGTGCTTTCCGGCGAGGAGGGCGCCTGTCAGGAGATCGTGCTGGCCTGCCGGCGGTATGTGTCCGATCTGGACACCGGGAAATGGGAGTTTCGGCCGGAGCCGCCCTGCGAGATCATCGGCATCATCGAGACCATGATCTGCCATCAGCAGGGCGAGGCGCTGGACGCGACCCCTATGCGGGGCAAGCCGTTTCTGCTGCTGCCTTACCACAAGTTTATCGTCTGGAACATCATGGGCTTTTTCTGGCCCGGAAGCAATCGGCGGCGCTTCCAGGAATGCCTGGATTTTGTGCCGCGAAAGAACATCAAGACCACCTTTGCGGCGTCGCTGGCGTTTGCCCTGGCGCTGTATGAGCGGGCATCCGGCTCCAAGGTCTACGAGGTGGGCGGCGCGCTGAAGCAGGCGCTGGAGGGCTTTGATTTCCTGAAATACAACCTTCGCCGGCTGAAGGTCACCGTAGACGACGATCCCGACGGTCTGCGGATCATCGATAACAACATGGAGCGCTCCATCACCGGCGATGTGGGCGACGGCTTTGTCTCCATCAATGCGCTGGCGTCCAACCCGGACAAGCAGGATTCCTTCAACTGCAATATCGTCATTGCCGACGAAGCCCACACCTACAAGGGGCCGAAGCAGTACCAGATCCTGAAGGACGCAACCAAGGCCTATACCAACAAGCTGGTAATCATCATCAGCTCCGGCGGATCCAACGCCCAGGGCTTCCTTGCAAAGCGCGTGGAGTTTTGCCGGAGGATCCTGGACGGCACCGTGAAGGACGCTTATGCGGAGACGATCTTCGTCTTTATCGCCCGGGCGCCCACGGCGGAAAACGGAGAGGTGGATATCACCAATGAAACGGTGCTGCGGGCGGCCAGCCCGGGCTGGGGCTATAGCATCCGTCCGCAGGATATGATCAACGATGCGGCCCAGGCCGCGGCAGATCCGCAGCTCCGGCCGGAGTTTTTGAACAAATCGTTGAATGTATTTACCGCGGCGCTGCGGGCCTGGTTCGATATCGAGGAGTTCCGGCGTTCCGACCGGAAATACGGCTGGACGCTGGCGGAGCTGGCGAAGCTTTCCATCCGGTGGTATGGCGGCACGGACCTTTCCAAGCTTTACGACCTGACCGCCGCCGTCACCTTCGGGCATTACAAGGGCGTGGATATCATCATCCCGCACTGCTGGTTCCCCCGGCCGGCGGCTATGGTCAAGGCCCAGCAGGACCAGATCCCGCTGTTTGGCTGGAAGGAAGACGGCTGGCTGGATATGACCAACGATAACACCACCAACCATGTGGATGTGGTGCGCTGGTATCAGCAGCTGCGGGAGCAGGGCTTCAGGTACCGGGTCATAGGGCATGACCGGAAGTTCTGCCGGGAGTATTTCGTAGCCATGAAAAAGGCACGGTTCCCGATCCGGGATCAGCCCCAGCTGTTTTACCGCAAATCCGAGGGCTTCCGCTATCTGGAGAACAGCGCCAAGCGCGGGACGCTCTATTACCTGCACGCAGAGCCGTTTGAATACTGCGTGCAGAATGTGGCCGGCGTGGAGAAGACCGACGACGCCGTCCAGTATGAGAAGATCGCGCCGGAGCTGCGGATCGACATCTTTGACGCGGCTGTTTTTGCGGCCTGCGCCTATCTGGATGATATGACAAGCAAGAGCGCCGTGGCCGGCGCTGCCGCCGGCAGTTGGTTTGGCGGCGAGGAAAGGGAAGGTGATGCAGATTGAAAGGATTTTGGAGCCGGTTTCCTCCCGGGCGGAGGGACCGGCGGGCGGCGGTGATCTGGGAGACGGATCTGACCGCCCGCGGCTACACCCGGCTGATCGACTGCCCGGCGGTACAGTCGGCCGTGGGCGGGCTGGCGGATATCATCAGCAATGCCACGATCCAGCTGATGCGCAATACCGCCGACGGCGATGTGCGGGTGCGGGACGAGCTGTCCCGATTCGTGGATGTCTGTCCGTATCGTCTGGGCAGCCGCAAGCAGCTGATCCATTGGACTGTGACCACGCTTTTGACCGGCGGCGACGGAAACGCCTTCTGGCTGCCGCAGACGGAGCGGGGAAAGCTCATAGATCTGCGGCCCATGCCGGGGGCCTATGCGCAGTCTCAGGATCAGGGCGGCAGCTATCAGGTGCTTTGGCGGGGCCGGCCTTATGCGCCGGATGAGGTGCTGCACTTTGTATATCGGCCCGATCCGGACGAGCCCTGGCGCGGCTCCGGCCTGACGGCATCGCTGGCGGAGGTCAGCCACAATCTGCGGCAGGCGTCCTCCACCCGGCGGGGTTTTCTGGCAGATCGCTGGAAGCCGCCGCTGATCGTCAAGGTCAACGCCGATGCCGAGGGCATGGAGACGGAAGAGGGCCGCAAACGCATCGAGGATTCCTACCTTCGGCGCAGCGAGTCCGGCGCGCCGTGGATCATCCCGGCGGATCTGCTGGAGGTATCCCAGGTCAAGCCGCTGTCGCTGAACGATCTGGCCATTGCCGACAATGTGGAGATCGACAGCCGGGCCGTGGCGTCTATCGTAGGAGTGACGCCCTATATGGTGGGCGTTGGGAGCTACAGCGACGCCGAGCACAATCACATGATCAAGACCACCGCCGCCAGCATCGCAAGTACCATCGCGCAGGAGCTGACGGCGAAGCTGCTGACAGATCCGGCGCTTTATTTCAAGTTTTCCACCCGGCGGCTTTACGCTTACAGCCTGCAGGAGCTTTCCAATGTGGGCGCAAACCTCTATGTCCGGGGCATCATGGACGGCAACGAGGTCCGCGACTGGATGGAGCTGAGTCCCCGGGAGGGCCTGAGCCAGCTGGTGATGCTGGAAAACTATATCCCGGCCGGCATGATCGGCCAGCAGAAGAAACTGGAGCAGACGGGAGGTGACAAAAATGGAGAAGACACATGACCGCGGCATGCGCCAGATGCGCAGCATTGACCGGGCGTTTACCCTGCGGAGCGACGAGACCAGTCAGGATCTCTTTATCGAAGGCTATTTCGCCGTCTTTCACAGCCCTTATATTCTCTGGGAGGGCGCGGAGGAGGTCATTTTGCCCGGTGCGTTTGCCGATTGCCTGGGGCAGGATGTGCGGGCGCTGATCAACCACGACAGCACGCTGGTGCTGGGGCGGACGACCGCCGGGACGCTGACGCTGCGGGAGGATGAGACCGGCCTTTGGGGCAGCGTCCGGATCAACCGCCGGGACGCGGACGCCATGAATCTCCATGCCCGGGTAGAGCGCGGGGATGTGAACCAGTGCAGCTTTGGCTTTGATATCCGGGAGGAGACCTTTGAGGATCTGGGCGGTGGCCGTGTCCGCTGGAGCATTGTAAAGGTAGATCCGCTGTATGAGGTGAGCATCTGCACCTTCCCGGCCTATGAGGCTACCGGCGTCAGCGCCCGGGAGCGGGATTATCAGGAGATCATGCGCCGGCAGCTGGAAGCCAGAAAAGCCGGCCTGATGAAGAGATTGAAAGGAGAATGATCATCATGGCACTGAAAGTTTTGAAGCTGCGGCAGCAGCA